CCCTTGCAACAAAACTCGGCGCGTCAATTTGCACAAAAATAGCGCGTGAATCTTTAAAAAATCCACGCGCAAATTTTAACTAAATTTTATTACACACGCATAATTTCTACACCGTTCAGTTTTGGATAATGTACGTCATCTGTAGTAAGGTTTGTTGGATTGTATGTACCACTTGGATTCTCTGCAATGGCAATTATGTTATTAGCTTTAATGGAATAGGTATTTCCATTGACACCTAACACAATAACGTACCTGTACCACACACCTTCCATTCTTGTGATAAATGCTAACTGTTGTGTGAATGGTTCTTCGTATAATCTGAATGTGAATGGAAAACGTGACCCGTTTACATCAAACACAACTTGCATTAAATTGTGTTCAAATCCTAGTGTTTTTATTTTGTCAGTATTTATCATTGTAAAAAATTTGTCAATTACCATTACCTGTGGTGAACATACTCTTAAACATGATGTATCGCCCCAACCGCCGTCATATATAATTGTCGAGATATTCCCACACGGTCTTTTGTTGTATCTGCTATTCCCTGAAAGTTTAGCAAATTCGGGTAAATTAGCACCACTATAAATTGTTTCAGCAACACTTATTTCACTTGATTTTTCGCCTAGCATAAAAGCGACTTTATATGCTGTTGCTTTGTTGGCTGTAATATTACAATTGTACAATGTCAATTTTGCATTTGACACAATACAATAATAATTACTTGGTGCGGGAAAACCGTTTATCGTACATTTTTCAAGTGTAACATTTGACTGATTAATAGTAATAGGCAATGTGACGTTTCCGCTTAATACAGGGTTTAGTATTACATCTCGAATATTAACACTGTTTGACCGTTCAACATATATGCCATTTATTGTTGCACCTGTTGTACCCAAAATTCTGACAGGTGTTTCTAATCCGTTCATATAACACACACCATAATCTCCAGCGGTTAAAAGCTGTATTGTGATAGAATTATTATTTCTACATAATGCACAGTTTATTGCTTCCTGTAAATATCTAAATGGGGCATTTTTAGTACCTGTCGGGGAGTTAGTTGTGGCAGTTGCGTCAACATACAAGTACATAGCGGCTGTTGGGGTTGATGTAATACTTCTAAATAAATCCGCGGTTATGGTGTTTTCGTTTAAATCACATTCATAAAAGGTTGTACCCTCTTTGTATCCATTTCCCAAATTGTGGTTTGTTACAAATACAAACTTAGTATCTGTTATAAAATCTCCGCTTTCAATTTCCATAACAGGGTTTCCCTCGTTTGCTACTTTTGGCAAATTGTAATATCGCACAATTTGATTTCTGTCATAATCGTAAAATATGATTGTGTTAGGATTCCAATATATGTTACCAATCAATCCATTAATGCACATCATGCCCTGTCTGTATGTTTCTTCGTGGGAGATTCTATCAGTTAAAATACTAGGTTCATTCAACACTTTTGATGATATAACTTTGTAATTGTTTGGGTTCATCTTATAAATTGTATCGCCTAAACGACCGTATAGAACATTGTTTTTCTTATCGTAACTAACTGCTGTAAATGTATAGTCTGTTGCGACTGTATCAACAATCGCAAGTGTGTTTGGGTCTATTCTCATTAATCCTTTTGAATAACTCAATGCAACTTCGACATACCCACTAACAGGATTGAATGTTGCGTCATTTGCATGTCCTAAGCCTGTTAATCCACTTTTACTATTGACAATACTTCCTGTTCTGTAGTTGTATCTCCATAATGTTGCAAAAGTAGAATTGACATCAATGGTAATACACACTGCCGTGTTATCGTCAATTATCGCACAACCCTGTTGTATCGCCTGTTCTGTTTCAGACTTATACATATAATCACGGTAAAATCTGCAAAGATAACGTATATCTAAGTCATTTGATTTAAAGTCTGTTTTCTTTTCAAAAAGCGGTAATTCTGTATTAAGTTTTTCATTAATGCTATTAATTTCTTTTGTTGCATTTTCATCTTTAATTTTGACATTTTTTCCTAACACATCAAAATTCGTTACAAAACTTTCACTCATTATTCTTCACTCCTTGTGCAAATATTATTGTTTCAGTGCTTTCATTATAAATTGCATTAATCATTATACTGTTAAATTTTTCATCAACATAATTAATTAATGTCTGTTCAAGACTACCGTTTACCCACTCGATAACTTCATTGATTTTGTGTGTTAATTTACACAAAAATTCATAGTAACTTAAACTCTCGTCATATGTCAACGGTAACACTTTCTGACAAAAAGCATTATTCATATAACCTATGTTATTATTTCCGTACATACTTCATTATCTCCTTTACCACAAATACATAAATAGTTCCTCTAATTCATCAATTACAAGCATATCAATATTAATAAAAGTTTCTCGCAACTTCATTATTAATTCGCTTGGGTTTGATGAACTAAACCCTGTTACATTTTCCAAATAATCATCTGTGTTATTTCTTTTCCCTGTGTCGTTGCTACTTTCGTTTACGTTTGTATTTCGCGTATAATCTGTTTTTCCTGTTGCTTTTCCTGTTACAGTTCCGTCCTGTGTCGTGCCTACCGTAGAATCATCTGTATTTTTTCGCGCGTTTGTTAAGTACGTTTCATTCTCAACACCTGTTAATCCACCCTGTGGTGTGTCGCTGTACAAATCCCACTTATTTCCCTTTGTATTTTCTGTGGTTTTATTGTGCGTAGTATCTGTAGAATCTGATAATGTACTCGTTGTGTCTGTACCTGTTGTTTTAGTGTTTTTATTTCTATTATCGCTTGATGTACTATCTGTTTTTCTGTTGCTTTTTGTTGTAATATTCGTTGTCTGTAACGGGTTATATTCTAATAATGCACTTTCATAATACTGATTGTATAAAGGCATTATCTCCTGTAATTTAGTTTGTAATTTTAACTTCCATAACGCGACAGTTTCAAAGCCTATCTCACGCGTATAAAAATGTTTAATGATTTTTGATTCAAGAACATTTCTATAATTTTCATCAAAAATCGGAAAATCAAAATCAAATATTTTCGGTAATGCTTTCTGAATTATGTCGTTTATACTTGGATAGTTTAAGGAAGTATTAGCACCGAAATATTCCTCACAAATATAGCGAACTTCTGTTGTGTATTTACTCATCTGTCATTACCTCACTTTCCGATAATAACTCTGCGTTGAAATCGTCGCGGAAATCAACATCAATGTTAAGTCCAAACATTTTATTAATTTCTTCGCAAGCCTGTTTTCTTGCATTAAGTCTGCTATATCTACTAGCAATCGTACCGCCTTGTGACCTTAATACCTCATCTGAAATCAATCTCTCTTTTTTCTGAAAAGACGTATTTGAAATTCCTAAATATGTTAATGCTTCATTCCATATCTGCGTTTTTAAAGTATAAATTTTATCACACACATACGGAGAACCCGTTGTCAACACTTTAAAGGAATCGGGGCGGATTGCTTTTGTGCCGTATATTACGGGCATATTTCCGTCATATTCCTTGTAGATATTTTTAAAACTCAATCTTTCGTTTTCGTCACACGTTATAAGAATCGGTGTTTTCTGCGCGTTTGCGTTTACGTCAATGATTCTATCAAGATTATACAATCGCTGTGCAAAATTTAAAACATCTAAGACAGAATTTGTGTGTATTAAATTGTTGTAGATAATAACACTATCTTTATTAGTTAAGTTTTTAGTATAACCGTTTACCGCGTATGCTTTTCTGTCAATCGGTATTCGATAGATATTAAGTCTACCGCCTATCATACACTGTAAAGCGCAATAACTTTCTGCGTCATTATCATAGAAGAAAACCGCCTGTCCATCATTGAATAATACAAGTTCCAAAAATCGAGAATCCACTCCCTCGGGTAGATTTTTCCACTCAAACATTGATATGGATAATTCCATTAAACGGTTGAAATATTGAATGTACGTTGTATCATTCATTTGTAAAGATTCCCCGAAAGCTGTTTTCGGTACTTTTTTACATTTTCTCATTTAAAAATCACTCTCCTGTCGTATTTGAATTATCAAGACCGTAATTGCCGACTTCACTAGCATTTTTCCAAAATGTAATTCCATTGTCGAATATTTTACAAATTTTGCTAATTGCACTTGACGGGCAATTTCCTGTTGCTGTCAATCCCTGTGTTTGTATAAAAGTCCAGTGTGGTCTGTTATCAATCTGCGGTTTAGAAATTAGATTGATAGCATAACCGAACCTATCAAAATAATCATCAATCTGTCGTGTCATTTCTGTGTTAGTGTGTACGCGACATCCGTATAACATTGAATAACTACTAGCGCGGTTGATATTTCCGTGCGAAAAACTACCATTTGTTGTATCTGCTGTTAGCACACTCGCTGTATACATATTAGATAATATGTCAATCCCCAAATTCGCTAAATCACGTTGCGTGCTTATGTCATTTTCGGCTTGATGTAAACCGCTAGTAATCATTCCCCTAACTTTAGAACCTGTTGCCATCGTTGTAGCTAATCCGCTAATTTTACTACTTGCCATACCTGTAGCATAATTTGCGCCAATTTTTCCTAGTCCTTGAAATAGCTGTAATGGTAATTCTGACTGCGCATATTTGCGCCAACTATCATTAGCAAAACTGCACACAGGGAAATTATCTACAATCAACTGTTCATTAAATAACGGTTGTGTTTTTTCAAAAGGTGTAACGGTATCTTTTGTGCCTTTATATCCGTCGGGATAAATTACACATGCTATAGGCTGTGTGATAACACTGCAACATCTTATACGCGGTGTTAGTGCTTTAAAAAATTCATACCTCAAATTAAGTGTTTTTCCGTCTGCTGTAACTATCTGAAAAAAATTAAACGGATAAGTATATAGTTTATTATTTTTTGGCTTGTAAGTACCGTTCATTTCTTCGCCTGTTAGTTTAAAATCATCTAGTGTTTTAACAATATTAGTTCCGTTTGTATCAAAAGTCGGGTATGATAACTCTAGTCCACCTACAGGTATTTCTTCATTAATAGAAAATTTTGGTAACATATATATTGATAAAATACTATTTTCTTTTGCATAGTATTTATCAATAAAGTTATTTACACTTTCTACATCATCATCATTAAAGACCTTAATTTTACTAGCACTATATATTTTGTCATATTTACCACCAAAATGTTGTGTTCCGTCTACATCAACATAATTTACAGCGATAGCCATATCACGCATATAAAGTGATGTTATCTCTTTATAATCACTGAAATTGTATTCTCCTATTGCAATGTTTTCGGGTGTGATATTTCCACCAATTCTATCATCCCTAACGTGATTCCGCTTAATGAAACATCTGTTTAATTTGCAGTCAAGTAAAAATGTCTGTATATAATCAATCTCATATGTAACCTCAACCGTTACATTATTGACATACTCAACATCTGTGATAAAACAATAAAACCATTTTGACATAAAACTAGCATTTTGAAAAGCCATATAGTTACACTGAAATATGCTAGATATATTTCCCTGTATTCGTATTGAATTTCGTGATTGTCTTGTGTATGACTGATGTTGTAATGTCGTTACAACATTTGCTGACCCGTGAAAATAATTATTCTGCGCGGTTCTATCTGCAAAAAATAAGGTGTTAAGGTACTCACTATCGCAAGGAACATTTTTATATAATTTTATTGTCGTATTCGGTTCAATATACATCTGCATTATCTCCTTATTTCACGGAGCGATTATCTCGCCCCGTGAATATTTTAGGCAACTGCAATCGTTGCTGTTCCTGTTTTAGTGTTGTCATAAACGCTTGTAGCTGTAACAGTAATTTTAGTACCTTTGGCGACGCTATCTCCGATTGTGACAAATCCTGTCTTGGAAACTGTAACATTGTCTGTATCGACGCTCCAATTTACCGCCTGTGACGCGAAATTTGTTGTGTCTACTTTAACAGATAACTGTATTGACTGTCCCGGTGATACTGTTGCGGTTGACGGTGTGACCGTAACTGCTGTGACCGTCGGTTCGGACGGGATAAACATTATGTTGTTAGCAAATGGGGAAACACTAAATGTTTTCCAATTATGATAGAAATAGTTCCAATACAAACCCTGTCCGTTGTACTGTTCTGTGAACTGTTCCATATTATCGAATATCATAAAGAAATCTATGTCAACAAGTACGCACGGAATCTCGTTAAGCGCATTTAAAACGTCTGCACTAATTTCTGTGTAAGTTGGGTCGTTTGCAAACAAGATGTTAAGTCTGTCAATATCAAGTTCCCCAAAACCGTCAATTAGTACTCTGTGACCCATAAACTCCGCTTTCGACATATTGAAAGCGCTTGCCAAAACTTCAACGTCCATTTCTGCGTCAAAGTCTGAATTAATAATGAGATACTGTTCGTCCTTTTTTGACAACGTTCTGACCCTTGCGATATTATATTTGTCACTCATAAATCCAAGGTTGTTAGAAATACCTTTTATTTTGCTAGCGATTTTTTTCATATTCTCGGCTGATACTGTCGGAACTGTATACGGATATGACATACCGTTAATAATATGTTTAGCAAGCATATATTTTGTGACAAGAAATTCGTCATATGCCGCGGCTGTATAAATGCTGTCTACAATCTTAGCAATAAGGTCTATTACACCCTCATACGACAGGAAAGCCTGTTTCAAGTCATTTTCCTGTATGGTAACCTTGTAAAAATGCTGATAGTTCATAACGTGAAAAGCACTTCTGACATCTGGAATCTCTCTCTTGAATACTTCACTCTCTGCTGTCTGTGGGTCGTATTCAAAAGGCTTTGCAATATTTACGAAAATTTCCTCGATTGATTCTCCGAACTCTACGAATCCTTTTTTGAACATTGCAAGCGGATTTTCGTACATCTTAGATGTCACAATCACACGCGCTATTCTGTTTACCAGTGCTGATAAAAACTCGTTCTGTAAATTCGGATAGTCCATTATGACAGCACCAATTTCTTTAATGCTTTCTGCGTCTTTTGTTGCAATCGGAACATAATTCTGATAATTGATTGACGCGGAATTTCTGATAGCATTGAGAATCTGTTCAGTTGAATTTGTTAATGTTTTTGTTTTCGGTTTTACGGGCATTTAAAATTACCTCACTTTCTTATTATTCAAAAATATCATTGAATGTTATTTCAGTTTCGTCTTTTTTTTCTTCAATTTCTTTCTCTTTTTCTTTCTCTTTTTCTTTCTCAATTTCAGTATCATCATTGAAAAAACGTTCTTTATATTTCTTTTTCCACGATTCGTCTAACTCTTCATACTTTGTTTTCCAATCTTCTTTAGTTTTTTCATCGTAGTCATTAATGGTATCTGTAATATCTTCAAGCAATTCAATAGCATTATCGTCTGTACTTTCGCCAATTATTGACTTAACACTCTGCAAAATCTCGTCTTTTGTCTTGACTGCCATTACATCATCACTCCTTTTATGGTATAATTAATTTTTCGCCCACATAAATAAGGCTTGAATTTAAGTTATTAGCTTTCATTATCCTGTTATATTCTCTGCCATTTCCGTAGAATTTTTTGGCAATCCCCCATAAGGTGTCGCCCTTAACAACTGTATACAATTTCTGTTCTGACTTTTTATAATTGTTTAATCCGAGTTCTTTAATTCTACTTTCATAGTCCATATAACAATAATTTTGGTCTACTGTGATACCGTTAATTTTCGGAGAACGTATTGAATTTTTACTACCACCAAATTGCCAAATTTGCGTTGAACCGCCTTGTGTCAAAATAGGTTTTTTCGTCACTTGCCAACTAGCAACCCAGTGTGAGTATCTCTTTAATTCTGAATCGAAAACTTCTGATTCAAAATGGCTGTGTGACGTATAAATGCCTACCCAGTATCCGCGACTTTCTACGTATGACAAAACGCATTTAATTACATCTGTTAATTCTCTTTTACTTAATTTGAGCATATCGCCCTCTACGTCGTAGAATACGGGGTATTCAAATTGTTTATCTTTCATTAAATCACACCAATACTTTGCTTCGGCAATAGCCGTATTTATATCGAGTGCGTGACCAAAGAAGTAACACCCAACAGGTAATTCAATAGATTTACACTTGTTATAATTAGATTCAAATTCTGAATCTTTATAACAGATATTATCTCCACCACCTATTTTTAATATAGCAAATTCGATATTATTTTCTTTTTTAGCTTTTGCAAAATCAAACTTGCCTTGCCATTTTGAAACATCAATTCCAAACTTCATAATTAAATCACTACTCCTTTTCTTTTTCGTCCAACTTCGTTGTGTAAATTTTAAGCTGTTCCGATAAATTTGTAACCGCGTCCGTTAATGTTTTAAATTCGTTAGAAAAAAATCTGAACATAAAAACACACATCACAATCGGAAATCCTAAGTTCGCCACATACGTAGCCACTAATGATAATGTATCATTCATTTCGTCAACCTCGCTTTCTCTTAAATTCATATTCATTATATCACATTGATTTAATTTGTCAATAAATTTTATCAAAAATATTGACATTTTTTAATTGAGGGTATATAATAAGGAAGAAATCGAAAAAGGAAGTGAGAATATGTATTACGACGGCACAAAACTACTATCGTTGAAAGACATCAATGGCAATACACCCGAGATTTATATATCAACGTCTAACAGAACCGGCGGAAAAACTACATACTTTAACCGTTTAGCTGTCAACAGATTTAAGAAGAATAAGTCAAAATTTATGCTGATATACAGATTCAATTATGAGTTAGATGATGTTGCGGAAAAGTTCTTTAATGACATAAAAGGATTGTTTTTTCCAAACGACACGTTTTCTAGCAAAAGAAAAGCAAACGGTATTTATCACGAACTATATCTCAATGATATTAAGTGTGGCTATGCTGTAACATTAAATTCTGCGGACGCACTGAAAAAATACAGTCACATATTTAACGACGTGGAATTGATGATAATGGACGAGTTTCAAAGTGAAACAAATCACTACTGCGATAAAGAGGTACAAAAATTACAGTCCATTCACACTTCCGTAGCGCGTGGAAATAATAAACAGGTACGATATGTTCCTGTTATATTAATCGGGAATCCTGTGTCATTGCTTAATCCGTATTATGTTGCACTAGGAATATCAGAAAGACTTCAAAAGAATACTAAGTTTTTAAAGGGAAACGGCTTTGTCGTAGAACAGGGATATAATGATAGTGCTAGTAAAGCGCAAAAAGAAAGCGCATTTAATAAGGCTTTTTCAAATTCGACTTATAACTCGTACAATGAACAAGGTGTGTATTTGAATGATAATATGACGTTTATCGAAACTCCGACTGGTCGTTCAAAATATGTTTGCACTGTGTCATACAAAAATAAAAACTATGCAATCAAGGAATATCAAAATTCGGGTATTGTTTATTGTGATGATAAATCGGATAGCACATACCCATTAAAACTTGCGTTGACTACTGATGATATGAATATAAATTATGTGATGTTGAAATCCAATGATTTTTTAGTAGCAAATTTGCGATATTATTTTGAACACGGCTGTTTCAGATTCAAGAATCTACAATGTAAAGAGTGTATTTTAAAGTTAGTTAGTTATTAATGGTATCTACACTTGTTTTGATGAATGTACAATCGGAACACACGGTATAAATTCCGCCGACTGTATACCCGACTTTGTGTATCGGCTTTCGTTATTCAAGTGTTATAGATATAATAAAGGTAGTACATTTTGTACTACCTTTTTTCTGCCTGTTCAGTTAGTAATGCTAACTGAATTACTTTCATTTGACCCGATAAACATATACCTGTGTCTTTTACCGTTAGGAAAAACGGACAGTCTATACAGTTAATATCATTACACTTAAAATCTGCAACCGTTGTTATAGCTTTCATTAATTTTTTAGATGTTTTCATATTGTCAAATCTCCTTTTAAAAAATCGGGCGCATAGTATACATTTCATTTTCAAGTATTACACCGCCGTTAATTCTGTGTGGCTTTAACTTTGACGGTACTTGCAATCCCTCTTTAAAATCTGTAATCTCTCTTTTTGATTTTAAAAACTCCTGTTCTTCTTCTGTCTGTGGTGTAATCTCACGTGTTTCATTTTTGTTTATCTGTATTGTTTTTTCGCCCGTCAAAGATGAAATAAATAAATCCTTTGGACGTTGTGGCATACCGGCGCATTTTACATTATAATACGGATTCTCAATCGACTTTTGGTTTTCTCCTGTAACGTGTTCGATATACGTTTTCGCGCGGACAAAATATCCAATATCCCAACTGCTCTCTAATTTCCAGCAACAAAAATCATTATCATCTACTTTTATTCCTTTAAATTCGGACGGCTGTAAATCACAATGAATACTATCAGTATCGGCATAAATGAAACCTCTTTTATTCACACCATAATAGTTTTTCTGTGCGGCTCTGATTGTAAAATTTCTCGCGTATGATGTTATCGCACTGCCTATTGCAATGTACCCTGCTTTTTTAGAGTTGTCGGGTACTACACCATAATGAATTATGCCTGTTTCGTCTGCTATTGCAATCTTATAATTTGATGACGTTGAACTTGCTAACTTTCCGTAAAGATTATTTAAAAACAGTTTCGCTATTGTGCGTTTACCGCCTTTTGATTCCATTTTAATCTTCTTGTACTTGTTGATGTACTCATCAAATAATCCTATTGCCGTGCTAAAATAACATCCACTTATTATCTTTAAATCGTACAGCTCATAGTGTTCTTTTAACAATTCAAAATCCGTCATTGTCAATGTCAATGTCACGTTTGTGTCGTGAATCTCATTGTCGGGTGTTCTATAATATCTGTTGTACTTTCCTGTTTTCCTGTCTTTAAAATCAGATGTTTCAAGTATTTCAGTTGACTTGTAAAGCAATGAATGTTTAATCTGCATAAATGGTAACATATTCTTTTTGATTTTGAAACGTGTATTAATTCTAACAAAATAATACATATTGTTTTTCTTTGCCTGTTCGGGAATATCGCCTAGCCAAAAGGTCGGTCTGCCTATCGGGTATCTGTTGCCACTCTCGCTTGACATCATTGATGGGTACAGGCTGTTGACATCTCCTGTTGTACCATTCTTCTTGATTCTATTTTCTTTACCTTTAACCAAATAACACCAACCACCGCGATAGGATTTACGAATGTATTCGTCTGCGTTTTCTTCTCCGTATTTTTCGGGATTCAGATAGAAATGTGTTAAGTCGGGAAAGAGGGTATCGTATTCTCCCTGTGGGTACATCTTCTTAAACTCTGAGATACAGCACGAACCTATCGTTAATTTGTTGTGACCCTCGGCAAAAAATAACTCAAGTGCTTCTTTGACAACTAAAACATCATTAGCAATGTATTCTCGCTCCTGTTGCGTTATCTCACAACCGCTGTATCTATATCCCTCATATTCCATATCTAATTTTTGATGCTTTGTATTAAAGGCATTACCAATTTCTTTAACAGACAACGGTATCAGTTTCAACGAATCTCTCAATTCGATTGTATGATTATTCACTTTAATAGTAATTGAATACCATTGACCTAAATCTGAAATTACATATTCATATGAATTATTTTTCATTCTCTTTTGCTTCTCCCAACAACCACTAAGAGAATTTTCACTGTCAAACTGATATGCCAACTTTAAATCAGTATGATTCATTATGTATGACAGCCAAAATTCTCCGTCAAATTTTAAGTTATGATAATACACGATTAAATTACAGTCCATAGATTTTAGATACTCGAAAGTTTTTTCAATACCTGTTAAAATTGTTACATCTTCTGAACCAATTTCAACTAAAGCACTCGCCCATACTTCCGTATATGTTTGTCCCTTAAAAACTGTCGTTTCAAAATCGCCTACTAGAACTCTAGTAGAACTCTTCCTCGATTGCGTCATTTAATCGTGTTGAATAGAACGTATCTATCGTTCCATTTGTTGATAACAGGGCGAACAAGTCAGTAAAGTGTGACACTAACAATTGACCCTCACTGTCTTGGTATATAATCATTATTTTTTCGGCAATTAAAGGTTCTTTATTACTGTATTCTTCTGATAAATCTACTATATCTTCTTCTGCCATTCTGTCCTTAACTAGCTGTATAGCTAGTTCCCTGTATTGTGCAATCGGGTACGGGCGCAAACCTCTAACGCCTTTTGTACCTTTCATTAAGTAATCGGGAAAACCGCTTAACCTCAATAATATTTCATCTACTATTGAATATGATGGTGCATTAAATTTCTTTCGTGTTTCTGCCGCTTTTTGCGCGCGTTCGTGTCGTTCTTCTTTCCGTCTTTCTTTACCTGTTAAAATCTCTCCTGTTTCGGTATCAACCCATCTAGCTTTTTTGTATAAAGTATCAGGTGTTAATGCTTTTAATTTTTTTAATGTCTTTTTACTAAGATTCCCTTTCTTTGTATATTCATTCTGCAGTATTTCAAAATCGTCAAAGATATAACCTCGTTTTTTCATACGTCTTATGTTTTGCTGTACTCTTTTTCTTTCTTTTCTGACCTCGTTAATTAATTGATTTTGTGTCATAAGGAAACACCTCTCTTTTAGAGTATTACAGGACGGTAATTATACCGCCCTGTGTGATTTGTAATACAGGGTACTATTACAACCCTGTGTGATTTGTAATGTTTAATGTTTCACGTGAAACATTAAGCGATTATTTTAAGCTGATAGAATTTTCTACCGTTATTTGAAACAGATTCGATAACTCGAACCGTTACAACTCCCGTTTCGCTGTCTGCAATACAATCCTCAAGCATTTCAAGGGATTCTGCTACAGTTGCCGATATACAAGTGTATAACTCTCCGTCTGTTGCCTTAAGGACTGACACCGTTACGGGATTTCCGTCCTTGTCTGTGTCCTCATAACTCCCTACGGAATTTACCTTAATTTCAAGTCCAGCTGAAATTGCATTGCTTGCGTTTCTTGCATTGAATAATTCGATTTTTGATAACATACTTTTACCTCACTTTTCTCTTAATCTTCTTTAACATTTCTTGTAATCAGTGGAAGTTCAACTGCGTTTTCGTAAAATGCCTGTTCCGTAATACCGTACCTGTGTGTTTCGGTTGTTCTGTCTACAACCTGTACAGGTTTGATTGAATCGTTATTGATTGCAGTGCTAATTGCAGCCATTAATGCTGATTCCTTTTTTGGGAGTTCCTTAAGAATCACAACTCGATTCTCGACTTCCGCTGATTCTGTGTTCACGCACATTACGTTTAACTTATTGACTGTTACTGTCCTCGTAACTACGTATACTGTTTTGTTTTCTTTCATTGTTATTACCTCTGCTTTCTTTTTTCTACGGCTTGTGCCGTGAATCCCTGTCGCGGAATCGAACCGTGATTAATCAATGATTAATACCATACAGGGAAATTTTAAGGAAGTTAAAACTTATGACACTTATTATAATAACACTCTATATCTATTATGTCAAGATAAATTTTACCATTTTTTATAATGACGTTATACTTTTTTGAAAGCCAAATTAAAAATGGTAACTCCAATTCAACTAAACCGCCACATAAGAATGTAATATCAACCATTATCAGACACCACCTTTTTTATAACAAGCATTAATGCAGTGACTAGCGATTAAAGATAACATCATTTCATTATTCATATAATGAAGATACGACATAATAAAATAATATCCACATTTTATAACACTATCATTCATATCTAAAATTCGTGTAGCTAATTCACAAATTACCAGTGTGATAGACGGTGTTGAATGATATACTGTGTTAGCAATATTCATTGAATCCTGTACTCCTGTTATAAAACCTAAGGGATAACTTTCAGATTCAAAAAACATTTTCGCAAGTTCTTTTTCTTCCTTGAATAATGTTTCTTTAACTTCCTGTGTGTTAATTAATATTTTCATTATATACCTCTGCTTTCTCCCCGTATAGCCGATAGGTCAGCTAATTAATTTCAATGTTTCACGTGAAACATTTATTGCCTGTGTCAATACGAAATATCAAAATAGTCAAGCAATGCTTTAGCTACTTTCTCGAAAATAAAGTCTACACCCGAAAACGGTATTCCACTAATACAACCGCTCCCTGTATTGCCGACATCAAACGTACGTCGTTCAAAATCATATAATGACATAACTATATTACCGTCTGGCATCTCATCAATACTAATGGTTATACAACGGTTCAATTTGCGGAGTTTAATTTCGGTATCTACAAGTAATTGCGCCCACAACTGAATAGAATAAAGAAAACATCCCTTAAATGTACCTAATTCGTTGCTTTTCATTCTCTGTTACCTCTCTTTCTTAACTTTCTAATATAGATTATACACCTATCACAGATATTTGCAATGATATATTTTAATCACTTTACTACTTTTTATTGATTTATTTTAATAT